ACTGGAGCAAAATCATGAAAGTCATTGGATACGCCCGAGTCAGCTCTGACCAACAGATCGACGGCACAAGCCTGGAGACTCAGGCCAGAATCGCAACAGGGCTGGCCCTAACGCACGACCTCCCCACGCCCACTATTATTAGAGATGAGGGTGTGTCTGGGTCGATCCCATTATTGAAGCGTCCATCTGGGGCTGTCTTTGAGAGCCTGGTTAAAGGCGATGTGGTTATCGTGGCGACTATTGACCGCCTGTTCAGGTCGTCGCTCGATGGGCAGAACACGGTGGATGTGTGGAAGCGCAACGGGGTCCGGCTGATCGTCAACGGCCTGGGCGAGCTAACCGCCGAGGACAACCACATCGGCAAGCTCATGTTCGACATGATGGTCAGCTTCGCCAACTACGAGCGAGAGTTGATCCGCGAACGGGTCCTCAAAGGCCAACGTGCTAAGAAAGCGGCTGGCGGGTTCTGCGGAGGGAAAGCACCTTGGGGGTATCGTAAAGAGGGAGAGGAAAAGGATTCAACGGTGGTGGCTGAACCCTGGAGAGGTGAGGCTGTCACTCAAATACGCCGCCTGAAGCTGGCGGGAGGTAATGTCAGAACCATCGCTGCTGCTATTAACGACAGCGACCGTGGTTGGAGTAAAATAGGGAAAAGTACCGTCGCTACTATATTAAAAGAGGCCGCATGAACAACAACCCATACATCGATTTCATTGATAAGTACCGGGATCAGCCGGTGCTGTTCGTTAAAGACATTTTGCAGGTGCATCCAGACCCTTGGCAGGCGCAGTTCCTGGAACATATTGCTAATGGCGAGCGTAAGATCTCGGTGCGGTCGGGCCACGGCACGGGTAAATCCACCGCTGCAAGTTGGGCGATGGTCTGGTACCTCACGACCCGGTTCCCGTGTAAGATCGTGGTGACCGCACCGACCAGCTCCCAGCTCTTCGATGCCCTGTTCGCAGAGCTAAAGAGCTGGATCCGTAACCTGCCGCCGTACATCGGTGACCTGTTCGAGGTGACGACAGACCGCGTGGTGCTGAAGTCAGCCCCCTCTGAGGCGTTCATCAGTGCCAGGACCGCGAGAGCCGAAACGCCTGAAGCCTTAGCCGGTGTGCATAGCCAGAACGTGCTGCTGGTGTGCGACGAAGCGTCGGGGATCGATGAGAAGGTGTTTGAGGCTGCGTCTGGCTCAATGTCCGGTCACTCAGCCACGACTGTGCTGCTGGGTAACCCCACACGGTCCAGTGGGCTGTTCTACGACACCCATCACCGGGTGAAGGCCGACTGGAGAACGATGCATGTGAGTTGTATCAAGTCCCCGCGAGTGTCGGCTGAGTTCGTCCGCGAGATGGAGGTCAAGTATGGTGAGGACAGCAACCAGTTCCGTGTACGGGTGCTAGGTGAGTTCCCATTAACTGAGGACAACACGGTGATCCCGGCGACCTCCATTGAGTCGGCGCAGACGCGTGATCTTGAGACTGACCCTGATGTGATTCCAGTTTGGGGCCTCGATGTCGCTCGGTTCGGGGCTGACTCTTCCGTCCTGGCTGTGCGACATGGCAACGCCATCACTGAGCTAACCTCATGGAAGGGCCTGAGCCTGATGGAGCTGACCGGACGGGTGGTGGACAAGTATAATAAGTTGATCCCGCGCCAGCGGCCGGCTGAGATCCTGGTCGATAGTATTGGACTGGGTGGCGGCGTGGTGGACAGGTTACAAGAGTTAGATTTACCTGTCAGGGGCATCAACGTGGGTGAGGCCTCATCCATGAGCGCGACGTACCTTAACCTACGCGCCGAGCTGTGGTTCAAGTTGAAGGACTGGCTGTCAGCGAAGGACTGCAAGCTGCCCAAAGACAGTCAGTTGTTTTCAGAGCTGGTGAGTCCGCGCTATCAATTCACCTCGAGCGGCAAGATGAAGATCGAGAGCAAAGACGAGATGCGTAAACGCGGGCTGCCATCACCCGATAAAGCTGACGCGATATGTTTGACGTTGGCCAGCGATGCCGCCACCGCCACCTTTGGTTCACGCCACTCTGTGCAGTGGAAGAAGCCCCTGAAAAGAGGTGTAAAAGGCGCAGAATAGGGACAGAACTCCACTTTCATAGTAAAAACACCCATCTAAGCGTATAATGTACCCACTAGTATTCTATTTTGGGTGTGTTATATGCATGAAATTCCCACTGAGGGCGTAATTGATGAGTTGAGTGAGGTCATCGAGAGCGATGCAAAAACACCACTTTCGGAAGACGACCTTCAAGCCATAGTTGAGTCTGAACTGTCCTCCGCCGCAGATTTTATCGATAACGACATCGGTCCACAACGGGCCAAAGCAACGTCTTATTATAAAGGTGACAAGTTCGGGAACGAAGAGGATGGTAGATCTCAGATCGTCTCGCACGATGTAAGAGACACGGTCAGCGCGATAATGCCTTCTTTAATGCGGATCTTCTTCTCCACCGATAAGGTGGTCGAGTTTATCCCCAAGAACGCCGAAGATGTCGAAAAAGCTGAACAAGCGACCGAATACATCAACTACATTTTCACCCAGGACAACCCCGGATTTCTGACACTACAGAGCGCCTTCAAGGACGCGCTGGTGCGGAAGGTTGGGATTATCAAGTACTGGTGGGATGAAGATGTCGAAGTTACCACCGAACATTTCACGGGGCTAACCCCCGACGCGCTACAGTATCTAGCCGCTGATCCCCAGGTTGAGGTCACCTCAACGGAACTGGATATGGTCATGGATGAATACGGCCAACCGATGGCCCCATCACTCGATGCCACAGTTACCCGCCGGGTAGATAAAGGCCGAGTCCGTGTTGAAGCTGTCCCGCCTGAAGAGTTCCTCATAGATCGCGAAGCAAAGAGCTTGGAAGATGCGACCATAGTCGCCCATCGAACGACTCTAACCGTTAGTGACTTAGTTGCCCGAGGATACGATGAAGATGAGATCCTGGAACACGCCGGTGAAGTAGATAAATTAAACTGGTCCGATGAACTGGCAGCTCGACAGTCCACGCAGAGCTATGGCCAGGCAACCCGCTCAGACGATGCCGCCCGTGAGGTTAGCTACACAGAGAGCTACATCAAGGCCGACATGGATGGCGATGGTATCGCCGAGCTGATCAAAGTTTGCAGTATTGGACCATCTAATAAGGTGTTGTACTGGGAGCCTGTGGCGGACATTCCGTTTGCGACGTTCTGTCCAGACCCGGAGCCGCATATATTTTTTGGTATGAGCGTGGCGGATGCTGTTATGGATATTCAAAAAACCAAATCAACTGTATTACGCAACGTCCTCGACTCCTTAGCGATGAGCATCCACCCACGCACAGCCGTGGTGGAGGGTCAGGTTAACATCGATGACGTTTTGAACACTGAAGTGGGATCGATAATCAGAATGAGGTCCGCCGGATCCGTTCAGCCGTTCGCTATGCCGTTTGTCGGGCGTGAGGGTATGCCGATTATGGCCTACCTGGATGAGCTTCGTGAGAACCGCACCGGCATTTCAAAAGCCGCCGCAGGACTCGACGCGGCAGCGCTTCAATCAAGCACCGCCTCGGCAGTCAACGCAACCGTCAGTCAGGCGCAGCAACACATCGAAATGATCGCCCGGATCTTCGCGGAGACGGGGATGAAACAATTATTCAAAGGGATTTTGAGGTTGATCACAACCCATCAGGACGGAGAGCGGATGACGCGGTTGAACAACCAATTCGTTCCGATCGATCCTAGAGTTTGGTCAAGCGACATGGACGTTGTATCTAACGTCGCCCTCGGCAGAGGTACTGAGACAGAACGCATCGCGGCCTTGTCACAGATCGCCAGCAAACAGGAAGAGCTGATGAAACTGCTCGGCCCTGTCAACACCTTGGTCACCCCGAAACAATACAGCTACACCTTGGCAAAGATTGTGGAACTGAGTGGATTTAAAGATCCATCAATGTTCATCAACGTATTACAGGAAGGCCAACCCTTGGTGCCGCCAGAGGCTGCGCAGCAGTCCAAGAAGAAGTCACCTGAAGAATTATTGGCTGAGGTTCAAGCGCAGAGCATCCAGGCTGACATCCAAAAGAAAGCCGCCGAACTCCAACTCAAGCGCGAAGAGATGATCCGCAAAGATGATCTGGAACGCGATAGGTTAGATGCTGACATCGAATTAAGGTCAGCAGAGATCCAAGGCAAACACGGCACCGCTGTCAATGTTGCCGAGATACGCGCCCATGTAGACCGGGACCGAGAAATGATACGCGGCATCCAGGCCGGTAGTCGATGAATAACAATTCCATGCGCAACCCACCATCGT